TGTGCTGCGAGTGTGGTCGGGACGGTGTAGCCGCCCTGTTCCGGGTTGACGTTCGGGTTGCCGCTCATCGCGGCATTGACCTGGGTCCAGTCTTCCGCGCTCAGGGCCTTGTCGCCACCGCGAGCCCACTTGTCGAAGAGCTTGCGGTCCTGCGGGCGCTCGCTGTTGCCGGGCGCCTGGTGCTCGCGCACGCCGGCATCGCGCATGTGGTTGTCCGCGGTCAGGTCCATGACCTTCTGGTGGCGCTCGATGGAAGCGTCGATACGCTCGATCTCGGCGATATTGGTGTCGTACTTGGCCTGGTTCTCGGCAGTCCAGGTGTTGCCGTCACCGGTGCTGGTGTCCAGCAGGTTGCGGGTTTCCTTTGCCAGCGCGGTGCGGCGCTCCCGCTCGGCCTGAATATTAAGGGGCATGTGTCAGTTTCCTTTGGGCGAAAAAAAACCGCCTTGCGGCGGCTGATGAACTGCGGGCGGGAGTCGCTTACGCAGGTGCGCGCTCGAGCAGCGCAAGGCGCCGATCAAGCCCGGTTCGATGGGCGGCGATGGCGGCATCGTCATCGCTCGCAGTGTTATTGGGCTTCCCGAGCGCGGCCGGGGCGTTGTTGTAGGCAGAGAGATCCCAGCTGTTGCTGGCGCTCTTCTTCCCCACCACCTCCACCACCCGATCAGCGAAGCCGTGCTGCACCGCCTCATCAGCGGTGAACCAGGTCTCTTCGTCCATCCACTGCACAACCTGCTCGGAGCTCTGTCCGGAGCGGCGGGTGTAATCGCCGGCGAGCCCGCCATCGATCTTGGTCAGCAGCTCCGCGGTTTTCGACATCTCGGCCTTGTTGCCGATCGCTATCGTCCAGGCGTTGTGAATCATGAACTGAGCGCCTTGGCTGATTTCCACCTCGTCGCAGGCCATGCAAAGGCCGGTCGCGGCAGAGGCTGCGATGCCATCAACATGCGCGATCACCTTCGCCTGGTGCTGGGCAATCGCGGTCATCATCGAGCGCGACGCGAACACGTCACCGCCGGGGGAATCGATCCGAAGATGGATCGTCTCCACATCCAGTGCGGCCAGCTCACGCACAAAGGCGGTTTCGTCGATGTCGCCCCACCACCCGCCGATCACGCCGTGCAGGTAGATGGTGGCCACACCGTCGCCAGCTTCGGCGCGCAGCGGCTTGGAGGCGTTCGCGTTGTTACGCGCGAGCTGCAGTAGCTTCGGGATCGGCATCGTCATCAGTCCTATCGGGATCGTTCTTGTTGCCGGGCGGCTTGGCCGCCTCGGTGGGCAGGTACAGCGTGTCTCCGCCGGGGATCGGCGGCAGGTTCTTCAGGCGGCGAACCTCGTTGACGTACATCCAGCCCTGGGCGCCTGGCCCGCCGAGCGCCTTGCTGAAGTACTCCGCCTGGGCCTTGGAATCACCGGCCATGAAGCCGTCGACGTTGTGTTCAACGTAGAAGCGCTCGGTCCTGAACAGCTTGCGGTTCAACTCGTCCTTGACCCGCTTCAGGTGGGAACCCAAGGTGTACTTCACGAATCCGATGCCCATGGATTCGATGCCAGTGCCGAAGCTGCTGGCCTTCGTGGTTTCACCGATCATGTGCGGCGGGACGCCGAAGGCGCGGGCGATGTCGATCACCTGCCACTGCCGCGATTCCAGCAACTGCTGGTCCACGGCCGACATGGTCAGCTCCTTGACGTCCAGGCCTTCCGTAAGGATCAGGGGGATGCGGCGGTTCCCTTGGATTCCTCCGTACTTTTTCACCCAGGCGTCGCGGAAGCTCTCCTGCATATCCGGGGTCATTTTGTTGGTGGCAGTGATCGCCACCTCCGGTTTGCCGCCCTCGCTGAAGAACTTGCCCGCATGTTCGTCGCCTTGAATGGCGATGCCGATTCCGTTTCGGGCGCCCCACTGGATCACCGACATCGATGACACGCCGTTGAAGCCGAAGCCCGGGATGTGCACCACGTCGTCCTGATCCACTGTGAAGTAGCCGAGAGTGTCGTGGAACGTGTACTGCAGCCGGCGCGGCTCCTTGGGGCTGGATCGCTCCTGCTCCAAGATCGTCACCCGATCGCGCGGCCAGGGAATCAGCCCGGTTGCCGCGCCGCTGCGGTTGCGGGTGGCATAGGCGATCCCGTCTCCGCGCAACAGCATCTGGGAGATCAGGAACTCCCAGGCGGTCGATGCAGACCATGCCGGGCCGAACTGCTCGTTCAGGATCCACCAGTAGTCGTGCTTGGCGCGCCGGCGACCGTCTTCCATCCGCTCGAACACCGGCAACGGCAGCTGTGCGATCGAGCCGGCGATCAGGCTCACGCAACTGTAGACGACTGACAACCGCATCGCGGTCTTGTCGGTTACAACAGCGCCAGATGCCGTCGCGGGGTTGCCGAAGACCTCAAGCATCCGAAGATCGGACGAGGCTACGGTGTCCCCCTCAGTCAACGCATTGACGGTCGGAGCCTTGGCCCGGAGCGCGCGTTCTATACCGAGGGCAACATCCAAGCGGTTGCGTGCAATTTTTGCGCTCATCAGTCCATCACCACGAAGCCCTGTTGAATTTGCCCGGTGTCCTGCGCTTGCATCGCGCGGGCCATGGCCATGATCAGCGCCACCGCGCCGTCGATCTTGTTCTCGTTCGATTCCTTTCGGGGATACACGTGCTCCTTCGCATCTACCCGCGCCACCACGTTGCCCATCATCCAAGTCAGCGCGGCGTTGCCGTCGTGCCACAGCTGGTGGGACAAGATCAGGGCCTCCACTTCCTTCATCGGCTCGGAGAGGTTGCGGACCGACTGGGCCATCTCGACCACCGGCAGGCCTTCTTGGCCAAGCCGGGTCATGACGTAGGTGGCCTGGGTCGGATCGAAGGCGATGTCCTGAATGTCGATTCCGCGTGCCGCCAGCTCTTTCAGCTCTTCTTCGATGAAGGCGTAGTCGGTCATGTTCCCTGGCGTGGCCACCATCAGGCCTTCCAGCACATACAGCTGGTAGCGTTCGTTTTCCTCTACCGCCGCTTCCGGCACGTAGAAGCGCGGAACAACGTAGAAGGAGCCGCCCTTCTCGAACAGCATCACCACCGCCGCTACGTCCAGCTTCGATGCGAGATCGACGCCGACCCAGCAGCGGCAGCCGTCGAAGTCGTCGAGGTCGAACGACCGCTTCTGCCGCTGCCACGCCAGCATGTTCATCCAGGCGAGCTTGGCGCCCACCCAGTCGTTCAGGTGCTTGGTGCGGAAGGCGCTTTGCTTGCTGGCAGACCGTTTGGCTTGCGCCAGCTGCGCCAACAGGAACTCTTCGAAGACCGAAACACCGTAGTTGGGGTTGGCCTTCCTTAGGCTGGCCGGATCATCCCACCGGTCCCCCTCGTCGATACCGAAGATCATCCCGAAGATGGTTTCGTCGGTGACCTCACCTTCCAGGATCCGGATCACATCGCGCCGCTTCTCGTAGCACGGCCCACCCAGGTTCGTCCCGGCGGTTGTAATGATCCCCAGCAAGGGTTGCTCGCGCGCGCCCATGCCGGTCTGCATCGCATCGACCATGTGGTCGGTGTCGTGCTCGTGGTACTCGTCCACCAGCGCCGCGTGTGGACTGGAGCCGTCACCCGGCTTGCCGATCATCGGCTCGAACTTCGACATGTCCTCCATGACGAACATGGAGCCGGGGTTCTTTGGGTTGCCCGACTGCTCAATGCCGAAGCGCGCCCGCAGCGCGGGCATCTTCTGGACCATCTGCCAGGCAGGCCGGTACACCTCGAAGGCCTGCTTTTCGCTGGTCGCACCCGAGTAGACCTCGGCACCCGCCTCGCCGTCGGCGGCGAACAGGTAAAGGCCCCGTGCCGCAAGGCGCAGAGACTTGCCGTTCTTTCGTGGGATCTCTTCGTAGGCCTCGCGGAACCGGCGCATGCCGGTGGACTTGCGGACCCAGCCGAAGAGGTTGCACTCAATGAAGTGCTGCCAAGGCTCATACACCAGGAGCTGCTTCTTTGGCGCCCACTTGCCCTTGGTGTGGGGCATCAGCTCTTGAAACTTGACCGCGCGATCGGCCTTGGACGCGTCGTACTTGTACGGCCAGTCAGGGCCGGTGCGCTTCAGGTCGTCCAGAAACCGCTGGCAAGCCAGGATGATGTACCGTCCGGCCGGAATCTTCCCGGCCACCACGCTGCGTGCGTAGGCCTTGGCAGATTCGCTCGGGGTCATGCATCAGAACTCGTCGAATGGATTGCCCGCCTTGGGCTTCTCGGTCCCGAGCTTCTGGCGATCCGCCGGCGTGAGGCCGAGCCGCGCCAGGCAGCCGATCAGGTGCGAGTACTTGGCCGCCTTGAAGTCGGCGCGGTTCGCGCGGAACTCGGCGAGCAGCGACGCGGCCACCTCCATGACGAACCGGTCGGCGCTGGTCAGCACTCCCGGCAGCGAGCACTTGTCCAGTTCCTTCCAGACTTCAACCACGTCGTCGGGCAGGTGCCCCGGCGGCTTGCCGAGTGCCTTGCCCGTGGTCGGGGCGACCTTCTTGTAGCGCTGGGGGTTCTTTTTCTCGGCCCCTTTGAGCTTGGCCAGCTCGGCCGGCTGCTTGTGCCTCGCCATCGGCGCCAACCTCGAAATTCAAATTCTGTGGAAATGCGACCAAAAGAGGGGGCGCGTATCGCGAGGCATTCAGCCTCAACTTTCACCCTCCCCCCTCCCTTAGCGACCTCCGCCGTGGAACGCGTCACGTCCGTTGGGGTTCCACGCCGGCCGCCCGAACCCGCCGTTCTCCCGCGCGGTCTTCGCGCTGTGGCAGGGCCTGCAGAGGGACTGGTGGTTGCCGGGCTCGTTGTTGGCGTCGTCGCCGTCGATGTGGTCTACATCCGTTGCCGCCTTGACCCTGCCCAATGCGGCGCAGTATCGGCACAGCGGCTCACGCGCCAGGTGGGCGGCCCGCATCTTTCGCCATGCGGTCGAATTGGTCGGCAACGCCCGCCGGGCCTGTCGCCGCCTCACCTGCCGAGCGTCTTCCTTATAGGGCTTCCAGCCGGTCGGCCGGTGCTGGGCGGGCCTGATCGGCATCAGTACGGCTTCCCGTCCATGTCGGTGCGCTGCGGCTCGGGCGTTGCGTCTCCGTCAGGCACCGGCACGCCGACTTCCTCGCCCAGCAACAACACGACCGACTGCGTGAGCAGACCGATATGTTCAGCCTGCTGAGCGATCTGTCGTCCCTGCTCCACGATCGTGGCATGCTGCTGCTCGGCCAACGACAGCAGGCGATCTATGCGCTCGTCCATCAGAACTCCTCGACGGCCCAGCCGCCTCCGTCCCGCTTGGGCTTCACCCGAACTGCAATGAAGCGCATCGGATACAGTGCGGCCGCCATCTTGATCTTGACCCTAGCATCGTCCATCCAGAAGCCCTTGACCTCGTGCAGCTCCATCACACCATCGGCGGCTAGCACCGCAAAGTCAGGCGTGTAGAACATGCTGTCAGCCAGACGCAGCTTGATGCCTTCGAACTTGTGCCACTGGATCTGACCGGCCGCCTCTAGCTGACGCAACCGCTCCGCGTAAGCAGCCTCGGTCTTGTTCATCTGGCCGACCTTGAGCCGGCCAAGCGCCAACATGGCCTTGCCCTGCTTCGCCATCAGCGCGGGCTGCGGCGGCGGACCTGGGCCTTGGCTTTCTTGGTCTTCGGCCGGGGCGGCAAACGGCCCTGAACTTCGATCAAAACCCCGTTGACCGCGGCCACCTGGATTTTGAGCGAGGTGATCTGCGAGACGGCAGCGGAACCGACATTCTCGCTGTGCGATTTGACCGCGGCGAGCTCGCCGCGCAGGGCCTCACCGTTCACCTCGACGGCCCGCAGCCGTTGTGCAAGGCGCTGGGAGAGCGTCGGCCACAAGGTGACGCCAAGTACTTTGATGGTTCGGGACATGGTGATCTCCATGGATCAGAGGCGCTTGGCGCCGTTGATGGCCGTCTCGACGGCTCGGTATCGGTCTACGGTTTCGTCTCGCTCGGACTGGGCGAGCTCGCAGGCCCGTACAATTCCTGCCGCACCGAGCCGGCGTAGTCGGTCTTGTTCTGCAGCCGCTGCGGCAGCGGCGGCACCATCGGCCAGGCGGCTGGTTTCGCAACTGGCCCAGTGGCCGCGCAGCCGGCCAAGCTCACCATCGCGGCCAGCAACAGCAGCCGCGATGCGCTCTTGATAGTCAGCATTGATCTTTTCCTCTCGCTCGTCGGCGGTATCTCCCGCCTGCTGGATGCCTGCTACCTGCTCTTGATCGACAGACCGCGCCACCTGCTCTCCAGCCAAGGCCTCCCGTCCGTCAGCCACCTCGTCCGTGGCGGTACTAAGAGCCGCGCGATCGCCGCGCCAGGACCAGCCTGCGGCGAACGACAGCGCGCAGCACACGCCCCATGCGATCAGCAGCCCAACGACCAAGTAGGCCCGGTTCACGGGGCAAGCTCGGCAACGCACTTGGCATGCCGCTCCAGCTGCCGATCCCACACGCCCCAACACACCTTGTTCGGCTTGCCGTTGATCAGCGTCGAGCAGTCGTAGCCGCCGGCACGCTTCCACAGCAGCAAGGCGTCACAGGCGGCACGGTAGTTGCCCACCAGCAGCTGGCGCCGCATGGACGATGTCTGCCAGTTGCCTGTGCCGTACTGGTACGTGAAGTCAAGATAGAGGTCGTACTCGCCTTGCGTGAGGTAGACGCCAGGAAGCGAGGCGCGGAATCGCTTTTCCT